ACATGAATTTACCACTTTGGTCGTCTTTCTCTAACCATTGAGCAGGAACGATAATTCGTCCTCGAGCTCGTCGAATGTCGTCTATCCACAAGCTAAACGTTTCATCTAATGCATCCATTAACGGCTCCTGTCCTGCAAAGTCTGACATGCCAAGCGGTGATCCTCGAAACAGTCGATTCGGTATTCGGTTGGGTATATATCTAACAAGCACGTCATCTATTCCAGTTATCACTGCATCTTGAAGTCCTTCTGTGCTTTCGTGTGAGTCCAACGGCACCCGTCGACCAAGTGAGGTCTCTGATCCTTCATACAAAGTATGTTCGATTAGTCCTGCTTCCCTGTATTCGATGTGACGCCACACTTTGCTTTGCGTTCGTTCTACTTCTCGCACGAAAGAAACTGATCGAAGATCCCCTGCTATGCCAAACGTGGGATACGCCACGTCGGGCTGGCAAATAGTCACAAGCGGTATCGAGTACCATTCGCTATCCCAATCTATCTTTAGGTAACATCCTCCTAACGCTGCAGTAATCTCTGCTGCTGATATGAGCGTTGAAATAAGACCTGACTGTTCTATGATTTCGTTTAGTCTGTCTTGTGCTCTTTGCGCTTCGCTATTAACTTCGTCCTGCTTCGCTTCTGGTATCTCAATGGTAGGTGGTTCCGAAAAAAGAAGATCAGCCGACACGCCAGCGATATCGCCAGCGATCGGCACGTGGACTAAGGGTCGATTCTCGTCTTCGTATATCTTGCCCCAAAAACGTCCCTTAGTTGTGCTTGAATATCCACAAACATAACGGTAATAGTTTGCAAGCCGCTCAGTATCTCCCGAATACCAAGCCGCCCATTCTTGCATTTTTGCACGTTCATTATCCCATATAGTAACGGGAGGCCACGTTGAAACATTCAATATTCTCATTTATCATTAGCCCTCCCTCATCATTATTAGTATACAATCACATTACTATTTATGTCAACATGATATTAAATATAAATATTACGAATCCATTACCAAGTTATAATATCGTCCTAANCCATTNANNGCATATCGCAAAGCATCCAGGCTATGATCAAACTCCTTGATCGGCTTATCTTCGCCTCGCTCCTGCGCTTTCGGATCCCATGCATAACTTGTAAATTCTTCGAGCAAACCTTTACATGATTTATGAACAAAAAGCTTCTCAGCTGAAAGTAATGATGACACTTTTCTAATGCCGTCAAGCACCGTATTATCTGCTTGTGCAACCTTGCTTAGTGCTGGATATTTAAAACGCATTTGCCACAACGCTAATCGAAATGATTTTGCCGACGGATCTATAAATATCCATTCTGGTCTTATATTGCCAAGCCAATTCACAAAGTCTTCAGCGTACTGAATGTCAGTTTTGCTCCGTGCCAATTCCGCTCCAGCTTCATGCCGATATTCTCGTAAGACGTATAAACGATTATCAGTACCAAGTCCAAGCAGGATGAATGCTGTTGCATTGCTTGTACCATAGTCGACGCCTACCCAATATTTCTTAATGTTTGGTATATCATCCGTAACATGCCTTGCTGCATCGAACATATCATATACGATACCTTCAGCTACGACCCACTGTCCAAGGATATAACGCTGATACCATACGCCTGTATATTCGGTTTTCAGTGCTTCTACAAAGTCTGGATCAAGGAATGGATTGTCATCTAGCTGGAAATGGAAATGTTTAAGCCATCTTTCATTGGTGGTGTCTATAAACTTTTTAAGCCAGTGTTGCGGTGACCCTGGGTTACACGTTCCGTCGAACTTTGCGCCTGGTTTGTCAAGCCGTGACTTGAGCATTTCAAAGAACGACTCCGGCCAAGTGGTAACTTCATCGCCATATGCATACACAAGACCAATACCTTGTATCTTTGTCACAGCTCGCTCATCGTTTGCGCCAACTACATAACATTTACGTCCGAAAAGGTCAACTAATCCATCGCCATATACTTGCGAAATATTGCTAGCTCCATATAGCTCCCTTAAAGGATCAATTACATTTCGCTTCAGTGTTCGCTCAGTCTTGCCTACGAGCAAAAAATTACCTTCACCTTGTTCGACAACACGTAATGGCAATAAAAAGAAGGAGCCATAAGTCTTACCACTCCTTACGGCACCTGAAAGAATGTTCCAGCGTGCATTTGCTTCGGCAATCACATTAGCTTGTTTTTGACTGAACACTTGCCGCTTCCCTAATTGCATCTACAAGCTCCTTTAATTTGATATTATGATCATCCGAATTATCACCACGTTTTTTCTGCCCCCACCGCTCGGGGTGTCTGCGCTCAAGGAAGTCTCTAATCGCTCGATAATCTTCCGGCATGTGCTTTTGCCACTGTGCAACCATTCTAACTTCCGCTTCATATTCCGCGCGCGTTACAGCCTCGAAAAACTCCCTATATTTGCCGCTTTTTGCAGTTTCGCCTTTTTGCATCCACTTACGAAAAGTCGAATAATGAATACCTGCGTAACCGCAAGCAGCCTCATAATAGTTTCCGGCCCTGATTGCCTCTGTTAATCTTTTTGTAATTTCGGGAGTTAATTTGCTAGGCCTCGCCATTTTAATCACCACGCTTTTTGGAAAACCTTTTTCCCTCGGGAAAGAGCATATTCCCTTTCCTTCTTGCAACCTTCACTGTCGCCGTATATCCAAACCTCATCGCATATATCAATAAGCCTGTAACACACCTGGAGTATTTCCTCTCTCTGGAGGTCATCCTCCATAAAACTAAATAAATGCAGGGGGCTTATTGGGAGAATATCATCCTTTTCCGCTAATTCCCTGCAGATAGTGTCTACCTGCTTTTTGTTCCCCTTTGGGTCGTCTTTGTAGGGGTGAGATATAAATACCCACTTCATTCAACCAACACCGCCTTTTGCCCCGTGAAGTTTTCCCAGCGCTTAACAATAACATCACAATATACCGGGTCAATTTCCATCATGTAGCAAGTGCGATTTAACTGTTCGCAGGCAATGAGGGTAGAGCCGGAGCCGCCAAACAGATCTAAAACTATATCATTTTCATCTGTATAATCCTTTATAATCTCACAACATAATTTTAATGGTTTTTGTGTTGGGTGAACTCTCTTTTCACTTTCACCTTCTCTAATCATGCCATGCCATGTGCATTTATACTTTTTAACGGCTACACCTTCTATACTTGTCCATGCTAATTCACAATCACTAAAAGTTGTTCCATCAGGTCTTTCTTTATCCCAAACTAACCACCTTGNACCTAAAGGTAATTTATCATGAAAATAGTTAGCTCCCCATATAATTTGTTTTTCACCTATATTTAATAGATATGTAGGGTTGAAATATGTATCATCACCTATAACAGGCCTATAAGTACCCTCTTTTGCTAAACAACCTTTACCTATGCTTCCATTTGAACCTACAACAGAAACACCATAAGGAGGGTCAGTAAATAACAATTTTATATCTTTGTTATCTATCAGAATATTATAGTCTTTTGTCGCATCCCCACACAACAACCTATGCCGTCCCAGTATCCACAAATCCCCTGGCTTTGTTATCGGTTCTTCCGGAGGTTCTGGTGCTTCATCTTCTACAATTTCTCCCGGCACATGNAACTGGGTCATTAAGTCCTCTATCTCGNCCATATCAAAGCCAGTAAGCTCTAGGTCAAATTCCCCAGTGTCCAGTTCCTGCAGTAAATCTTTGAGTTTTTCATAGTCCCAGTCAGTCTCATCCTGTAGCCGGTTGTCGGCAATCATATACGCATCGGCCTTTGCACCACTCAACGGTAGAACGATAACGGGAACTTCCTTCAGCCCAGCCTTTTTTGCGGCTTTCAATCTCGCATGTCCTGCCAGCACCACTCCGTCCTCAGATACAAGAATAGGATTAGTCCAGCCAAATTCCCTGATACTTGCAACAAGCTTTTTAATTGCCTTTTCGCTATGCTTTCTCGGATTCTTCGGATGTGGCTTTAGCTCATCTATTGCAACCATCTGCACTTGCGGTTGTGTCATTAAAATAACCTCCCCCCCATTATTTGTCTTATTTCGTTCTCACTATACCCCGCACGGTATAGGCGTTCTTCAACTAACAATTTTAATGCTCTGTTCAACTTCGCATTATCATGCACAGCACGATGACATTCCACACATAACATTATACACGTTTCTACGCTTTCATGCTCTTTTCTTCTGCCATAGCCTGAAACCACATGATGCATTTGTAAGTCATTCGTTAATTTACCGCACAACTCACACCTTCCATTTGCNCGTGTNNNTACTGCGNCATAAANNTCAGAATTCACACCAAAACACTCCTGGTGCCTGCACACCCATTATTGCCGTANCTTGCATTTTAACGTAATTCATAGTACTATTATACCACCTTGTGTCTCGGTGCCATTACCTGGATTAACATTGTTTTCCGTCCCGTACTTTACGCCCAGCAGCTCCATCTGCTTATGTGGAGCAGGAACGTAATTTAGCCAAACACACTCTTTACGCTTAAGTTTATGCTTATTGCTGTCATTACAGATGTACTTCGTGGCTCTAGTCCTTCCTGGAACCATGCACATAGCTTCAAACACCAATTTAGTCCACCCAGCTTCTTCTAACGGCTTATACACTTCGTGGTCGTAACCCGATAGCATTGCTTTACCCGTAATGTGCAGCAGCATATCCACTAACTCCTGATGGTCTTCTAAAGCCATCTCGTAACGATACACAGCCTCGGTTCGTGTATCTAGCACATATGGCGGATCTAAGTAAAAGAAGGTGTTTTCGGTATCGTACGCCTTAAGAATTTTTCTAAAATCGTTGTGCTCTATCTGAACCCGTAACAACCTCTCAGCAACCTCAGGTAACATGTCTATGGCTCCCCAGTACTTGCTTATATTATTCGCCATTCCACGTACTGAATTTGTTACAGTATATCCCCAGGATCTGCCGAAATTGCCGCTAAAGCTCTGCCTTGCCACCACAAACCATTTAACTGCCATCTGCACGTCATCCTCTTCTTTGTCCCAGGTCTCCCGGCATTCATAGTACTCCTCTCGGGAGTAAGGCATTAGCACGACCTGCTCGTAAAATTTCTGAAACTTATTTTTATCCCTTAGCACCCTAAAGAAGTTAACTAGCCCACTGTCAATGTCGTTATACACCTCCACCGGCGATGGGTCTTTAGCTAAAAGTAAGCTGGCAGCACCACCAAACACCTCCACATACGTGTGGTGTTTCGGTATTAAAGGCAAGAGTTTTTTAACCATAAAATGTTTGCCGCCTATCCACGTAAATGGGGCCCTTAGTCGCTTACCCACACAAACCCCACCCGCAGCTAGGACAGGTTACGCAGCCGCTTTCGTGGATTACTGGTGAACCACATTCAGGGCAGTAAACATAATCATGTGCACTCTGCCTTTTCATTATTTCTTGTTTCCTTTCTTTGTTTGCAATTTCCATACTATCAAACTTGTCATCACTCATAGATGTAAATGTCCCCTTTCCCTTTGATGTTATAACGCTAATTATCAGAACGATTTGAGTTTATTGTCCAAATTTCATTCGTGTTACTATCCCCGTTTATGTGCTTTGCCACAATAAGCCCATATGCNTCTAACTCTTGGATGGAATAGGCGATAAAACCAGTAGAATTNTCGCGNTTNANTTTTACATTTCTTTGTTCTTCTAACAATCCAGACTGTCTCATTTTATTCATGTCAACTAGTATCCAGTCTTTGACAGTATTATCTACAGTCCACATGTACAAATACCAATCGCAGTATCCTTCGCGCAGTTTTTCTATTTCTGTTTTATTGCCACGATTATATGCTCTGTTAGCGAGATCCCTAATTTTTTCTTCGTTAAGTTCACGCTTTCGTCCTACCACCTTAATGTCACTAATTTTTACATCCATCTATGCTCCCCTCCTAAACATGACGCTTTTGTGGCGCATATGACCCCTTTGTGACCCCTTTATGATGCCATTGACACGTTAGCCACATATACCCCACCCGCAGCTAGGGCAGGTTACACAGCCGCTTTCATAAATAACTCGCGCTCCGCACTCTGGGCAGTACACGTAGTCATGTCCACCTTGTACTAGTGTTTGCTTTTCAGCGCCTTGTTCTTCCTTCATTGCACTTTCCTCCTCTAGAATATTTCTATCTCAACACGCTTTGCCCTATGGAAGAACTCATAGGAGCAGTGCAGCGCTGTAACCTCTTTACCGTACTCATTCATTACATCCATTATGGCAGTTTCAATTGTACGTTCTAGGAGAATTTCCGCGTCTCCCTTCGCTAAGCGATCAAGACATAGCAGAATTCCAACGTTAATGTTTTTGTTCTTCTTCAACCACTCAATGTTCTGTTCAACAACTTCCCGCACCTCTTCATAAAGTTTCTTAGCCCACTCAGGAGTGCTTCCGTCTTCGCTTTCCACCGTTAGCTCTTCACATAAAGGAATTTCCAGCTTCCCTATCATTCCCAGTACCTCCTTTTACGGTATTACTTCTAAGCTTGAAGTTACCGAAGGGTACTCATGCGAGCTAAAGCGTAACGTCATTTTTGCGCAGCCAACTGGGTTAGGCCCTAACCCTTTCTGTGCAGTATAACCGTCTTTGTTATCCCAGTCTCTCTTGTACCCAGGAGTGCGCACAAACCAGCCAATGTCGTTGTACACCTTACCTTTTACCGTAAGTCGTTCACGCACTATAGGAACTATATAAGCTGTATGCGTATGCCCATTCCAAACAACGTCCGCGTCGGGCTCGTATACGGCCTGCCTATTCGTGGCTATAACACCCCTTGTTACTGGTGCATTAGTTCCACTCGCTCCGTGTGCGTAGTAAAGCTTTATGTTTCCTCTTCTATTGTGTGAGTGCAGTAAGAAGCGTATCCAACCTTTCCAGCCACCAGTAACCGCCTTACTTCCATTTAGCCTTAAGTGGAACACAAGCCTATCAGCTAAGTCTGTGTTCGCGTTTTTCCTTACAGCAAGCTCATGGTTTCCTTGGGTTATAGCAACAATATTGTTCGCGTAAGGTTTTAGAAATTCCGCAGAGTCTTCTACGACCACGTCGAAGTATTTTTCGCACCGGTACTCAGGCCTGAGCTCATCCATATTCCGCCTTGGGTCGAATTTCCCCTGCATTGCGTCGAACCAGTCGCCGCCTAGCACTATTAAACCATTACTGTTTAAGGCATCGTCTAGGTGTTTCTTCAGNGCTNTTCTNTCNCAACTGATACTGTCGAAGTGTACGTCGGATATAAGGTAAACTGTTTGCTCTAGGTTTTCATCTCCGCTGTCTAATTCAACGCTGATAACAGTTCCTGAAACGGTAGTATCAACTTTCATTGTCGTCCTCTATTTCGCAAAGAATATCCATTTCCGCGTCTGTAATGAACCTTAAGGCGGCATTTTTGGTATCAAACGGGCCAACTAAAACACTTTTATCCGGTTCAAGCAAAACTTCCGGAACATCAAATGACCCGTAAAGTTTTACATACCATTTTTCGCCGTCTTCAGTAAACGACTCATAAATAACAGCGGAGTGCACAAAGTCGGTGTTCACAAACACGTTATCAGAAACTGCCAGAAACATTTTCTTGCCTCCTTTCCTCCATTTCGGTCACGTCTATTTCTGCTCGCTCGAACTGCGAGCTTATAATTTCCGCACATAAGGCCTTAACTTGCCGATCGTTCTCATAGGCGGCCCCCGTCATGCCGTCGAGAATAGACTTTATCACGTTATCAATGTCGCTTTTTAAGTTTTTCGCGTATATACGAATAGCAACTTTAACGTTTCCTTCAAGAGGAACGGGTACAACCTCCCTTGTCTTCGCATACACTAGCTCTTCATACTGCTTTGTTTTCAGCGTGGTATACATTTTTCCACTCTTGTTTATCCTTGGCCTATCCTTTGCTACCGGTTTTCCTGGCACAACAATTTTGTACAGCACAGCTACAGCTCCTTTCCCGTGTTGAACAAACGCTCCTGAATACCAACAAAGCGCCTATCGGGCCCATTTAGTTCAATTACTTTTGAGTTTTCTACAATACGCGATACCGTAGCTGGATCAAGCCTTTTTTCAAGTTCTTTAATGCTACAGTTAGTCGTTATAACCATAGGTTTGTTTGAAGCCACGCGGTCGTTTATTATGATATACAGCTGTTCCTTCCTCCAGTCTGTTATTTTCTCTTTGCCCAGATCGTCGAGCACTAAGAACGGCACATCCATTATTTCCTGCACCATGCCAAAAACGTCTTCGTTTCTCCCCACTTTTGCGCTCATTTCGTTGAGTAACTCAGGAACAACGACAAATAAGCTAATAACGAAACGCTTCAACAGTTCATTCGTAATAGCACAAGCTAAATGCGTTTTGCCTGTTCCGGGTTTATCGCTGTACAAGAATATGTTCCCTGAAGAAGGCCCAAAGTTAGCAGCGTATTGTTTGCAAACTTCGTATGCTTTTTTGTTATCCTTGTCAACTTGGAAGTTATCAAAGGTTTTGTTTTTATATCCTTCCTTCATGCCAGAGCTCTCAATTAGTGCTTCAAGCCTAATGGCACGTTTTCGCTCAGGTGCGCTCTTACATTCGATGTAAGTGAACTTAAGTGCTTGATAATATTTTGTTGTAGCTTTATTTAATCCATACCAATAACCGGGAAAAGAGTTTTTACAGATAAGAGGAGAGGTACAGCTCGCGCAGTTCTTTAATTCACGTAAAGCCAGTTCTAAATCAGGGATGTGTGCTTCTATATCCTCGTCACTTATGTATTCTTCCAAACCTTCTAATGTTTCCAGCACCGGTTTATACTTTTCTCTTAAGTTCATCGTATTCGCTCCCTTCGCTATCTTTCGTACATGCTAAGGTCGTCGCCCCACTGGCTTAGGTAGGCCTTTATACCGAATGGGTCGTCTTCGTCTCTGCGGTGCGTTTCACCCGTAGAGCGCCGGTCGTTGTAACTTCCCTCCAGTACTTTTACAAAGTTATTCGTATTTATCAGCCAGTCGAAGTTACAACCAGTCCACTTTGCGTTTCTTCCGCTAAGAAACTCCGACTCCTCCGCCTTTTCAAACACCTCCTTTATTTTATCTAAATTACCCTCCACGAAGTTCCACAACACTTTTAGCTTTCGTTTCCTGGTGTCGGTTAATTGTGCTACACGTGGTAAGGAAGGACAAAGTTCATGGTACAAGGAGACAATTTCCTTATAAGGTACAGCATCCTTACCCTTAGAAATAGGTTTTTCTTCTTCTAAAAAGTTTTCTTCTTCAGTTTCTGAAGCGCGATCCACTATATATATATCTTCTGTAGTAATCTTTGTAGTATTCTCTGTAGTAGTCTCTGTATTTGTGTCTACATTTGCGTACGGTCTTGTGTACTTTTTTGTATAGTCATGTGTACTTTTAGGTAAAGGCATGTTTACTTTAAAGTTAATAGGTGTTGACACAGAAGTAATTACGTCTGATAATTCCTTATCTCCATCCTCTTCATCTATGCTCTTATATCCTCTATAAGTTATCTCCGCTATCTTCTCCGGCACAGGTTCTATAAACATAACATTATTTATCGCTAAGCCTGAAGCAACCTTAATATTCCTGAACTCAACTGTTATAAGACCCTGCTGCTCCAACCTTTTAATTGCTCTACGTACTTGTACCTTACTAAGTCCGAATTGTTTAGCTAGCTGTTCATAACTTTTCTGTAACTTGTCTGCCTTAAATTTTTTCTTGTATCCCATAACTTCGCCTGTATGTTCATCTCTTATTATTGTTGGTGTGTACCAGTAACATATCTCTGCTAAAAGCGTTATCGCTACCAAATCCGTGTTACCTGTTTCCGTCTTAATATTTGCGAACCAGCTTTGTGGAGTCCTGTTTCCTTCAAAATTTATTTTGCCTATTTCCTCTACTACGTTGCTCACGCTTTTTCACCTCCTCTTGTGTTCTTGTTTTCCTCAATTAACCGTTCTACAGCTGTTGTCGAAATTCTCCAGCTTTTGCCTATCCTAGTCGCTTCAATCTGGCCATCCTTAATCATTCTCAAAATCGTCATTTGGCTTACGTTTAACCTCCGGGCAACATCGCTAACCTTTACAAACTCTTTTTCATTTTCCATGTTCTGCACCTCCTTACTTTTGAAGTACTAATACAAGTATACCACATTCCCCTGCAAGTATACCATACACAACGGCACAAACATATATGTTAGCCTAACTTGGCCTAAGCATGTCCTGTTTCTGTCGTCTTTGGCGTGAATATGGCGCGTTAAAATAGACCGCGCTCTACAACTCAGCAATTCCATGAGCTCTTCCCCTCCCTATTTACTTTCTGGTTTTTGTCTCTCGTTGCCAGTTCCTTCGTCAAGGAACGTCTCTGGTATTCTCCACTGCACACCGATACGAATTGCAGGAATCTTCCCTTCCTTCAGTAGGTTATAAACCGTTTTTCTACTAACATGCAACCTTTCGGCAACCTGTTCTGGGGTTAAATACTCCATTCTCAGCACCTCCTCCCGTTATAAAATAGTGTTACAGTAAGGGGCCAGCCTGTACTGGCCCCATTGGCCCAATCGCGGCCCCATTGTGGCTCCACTGGCCCTTTTCCCTAAAACTTTTTTCTACTCGCACAGTTCTAACGTCTCTAGCTCTAACCTAGTNTTCTTCAGTACATCGTATATGTGCACTCTGTCGAGTTCCATAATTCTGTGGTGCAGCTCGATGTCCTTAGGCCTGTATCTTATTGAGACATAGAAAGGTGCTTCCGCAATGTTAAGGTCTCTTATATTCGGGTCTTCACTCTCCGCAAGTGCTTTAGGTGTTGGGTACCAGTAACCTTCAATTGTGCCGTAGTAAATGTACTCTGCATACAACTTGCCGTAACCTTTGAGATCAAGAATGTTGTAACCTTTTTCCTTCTCTTCATCTAACACACAAAACCGCTCTAACCGCACGCTAAATTTTGTCATTTTTCTTCCCTCCGTTTGTGTTCTCGTTGCTGTTGTTTTCAATATTCACACGCGCTGAAAACAGTGACTCTCCAGTAGGTGTCCATATAAAATCGGTGGCATACTGGCCAAACGCCCCAATGTGTATCTCCCAAGAGTTCCACTTAAGCTTCAGAAAGTCCCCTGCTGTCGCGTCTGGGTCGTGGAGCAGCTCTTCCTCAATAACTTCGCTCTCCGCAGTAGGCACGTACTCTATTAACGCCCAATAGTGGTCTGTTGTATCAAGAGGGAGGCCATTATCAGTATACTTCTTAGTCGCTGCAAAGGAAGGTTGCCACCAGCCATATATGCGTCGTAATTTAGGTACAATATACTCAGCGTAGAATTCTCCCAGGTACTGCGTATCCGAGTAAAGTATCAGGTGGTTCTGCCCCGTTGCCTTTTCTTCAATGCAAGCTAAGTATCTATATTTTTGTTCCATTTCTCTTCCCTCCCTTTTATTCCTGTTCCTTTTGTAGGGCTAATATCCAGTCACTCCACGCAAGGCTCAGGAAGTCGCTTGCCGTTGCGTTGGGGTCTTGTAAGAGTTCTTCTTCCTCGTCCTCGCATAGTGGTATATAACTAATTGAAACGTAAAAGGGTTGATCATCAAAAGAAAGCTGCTTTAACTCTGGGTCGTCTGTTTCCTGAAGCGTCCATTCTGTTGGAAACCAGTTGCCGAATATTTTCCTTTCCTCAGGTATAACGTACTCACCGTAGAAGTCTCCCCAATCGCTTAGATCGACAATGTTCCAACCTCTTAGCTTCTCTTCTTCTGTAAACTCAATTTTCTTTACCTGTTCCGCCATGTTTCTCTCCTCCTTATCCTGCGTTCTTGCGGGGGAGTGCGAAGCTCCCCCGCACCGTTTCTCTAGTCCCTTAAGCCTTGTGTGAACTCGAAGTGGTACTCTTTCCAAGGCATTTCTAAGAACCAAGGAGCTTGTGGGTTACGTGCAGCTTTGTATTCCTGCTCTAACTTCTCATCTTCAGGTATGTAGTGAAGCATTACCTCAAAAGGGCTATCTTCTGGGTGTAGTTTCAACTCTTGCATTCTTTCCCAAGTTGGCGACCAAAAGCCTACTATTACTCTGATGTCGGGGCGTACGTACACCGCGAAAAATCTACCGTCTTTGCCTAGGTATTTAACATGTGCCCCTTCTGCTCCTTGACTTGTCGTAAACCATATTCTTCTTACTTTTGCCTTCATGCTTCTCTCCTCCATTCCCTTAGAACGTGTGCGTTCTTCTTTAGCCATGCTATTCGCCCTCCTCTTAGCTGGGGTCAGCTTCTACTAACCCCAGCGGCTTTCCCTTTCTAGTAATTTCTCCCTTCGCTAAGCAACTCAAGTACTTCATCTACGGTTTCTTGAATTCTTCTTATATATGACTCTTCGTTTTCATTGTAGATATTTACCTCGTATGAATCCCAATGCAGCTGTATAAATTTGTATGCTTGCACACCTTCGTACTTAATGTAAAAGTTTTCAATTCCCTTTTGGCTTTCTACTACGCTGTATCTTATAACTGCCCACTGCGGTTGTTCTGGGTTCTCTATAATGAAACCTTGATCAGTTATTTCTTTATAAGCTTGATCTGATAAATACCAGTATCCGAAAATTTCGTGGTTCTCTGGGACTACATCCTCTGCGTGGAATTGTCCTTTTTCTTCTAAGTCGATTACATGTAAACCTCTTACCCTTTCCTCTACTGAAAATTTTACCCTTCTTAAATTCTCCATTACGCTTCCCTCCTCAGTGTTTCTTTTTACTTTGTTTCCGTTCTCGCTTCTCATTTCTTTCCCCTCCTTCTTGCTTCTGGTTATATATTACCACGTTGTTACACAAAGTATATACTTGTGCGTTAAGTGAATGTTAAGCAATCGGAAGTGTTTCAAAGTGTTTGTAAGTACAAGAAACACAGGAATAAAAAGGGGTAGCCCGGTTTTACCCGGTGCTACCCCTAGTAATTGTTCTGGGTGTCTGTATGTGCTACTGTTTTGTTCCTTGCTCAGCGCCCTTGTACGGGTACTTCCACGTAAACCCGCAGTCTTCACAATGAAGCATTCCTTTCGCGAAGGGGAAAGTATTAGTATGAAAAGCCCGAACAAGATGCCAAAAAGGCAATAAAGGGAATAATTAGCAGCCAGATACTGATACCTATCATGGCTATACCTACTAGAGCGAAGAGCAGTCGGCTGTAAGCTTGTACACGGTTAGACCCACACCTTGGGCAAGGTTCCCAGTTCTTCTTTTCCNCNTCCTATACCTCCTTTATAACTCTCTAAAAGGGTACTTCAAAGCTTTCAGTTTCTTCTTCAGCTTCTTCATCACCAGTTATTTCTGAAGCATTGCCCGCTGCTGGCACACTGTCTACTGCTTTGCTTTGTTCCTTCATTGCTTTAACTAAATGTACAAACGACTCTGCTGCAAGTCTTATATGCGCGTCTTCTGCTTTGTGCGCAAGCCAACGCAGGTAATTCATATCAATAGAACCTATCTCTCTAATTGTTTTACCTCTATACTTGCCGAAGTTCACAACCGCAGAAGCTGCTTCCTCTGGTGGCATGTACTCCATTTCTTCAGTCTCTTCACTATCTACATAATCCGGCTTATGCTTCGCTCTTGGCTCAGGTATAGGTATTTCCATATCCTCAATGTCCTGCGTGAACACATCAGAAAGGCTTGCCAGCGTAAGTACTGCATCCACCTGCGCACGTTTCTTTGCCATTTTTAGGCATGTATTAGCGATCGTGTAAGGGTCGACCTTCTGCGACATAAACTTCCGCTCTCTGCTGTTACAATGTCCCAGCCCTTCGGTAATAATGATCCCATCCTTAGATAGCTCGCACTTAACCGTGTAAGCAAAGAAACCCTGGTCGTAGTCCTGAACGCGTTCTAAGAGCTCGTATGTTGAAGTTACGCCCAGGAGCATGAGTATTTTTTCTGCACCTGGCTTAAGCAACGTTGGTTTATCAGTACCGGGTATAATTCCGAAGTCGACTTTAGGCCGAAGCTGCGACTTAATTACCTGCTGAAACTGGTTGATCTTATTCATTACTTGAACTGCTTCGTTCACGTTGATACTCTCTACAATAGACATGTTTTTGTTTACATTCTCCATTGTGCTTCCCTCCTTATTCGTGTTATAATACCAACAGAGGATGATAGCTCACCCTCCTCAATGCGAAATACCGTTCGCGTTTCTCTTCACCTCCTTGTGAGCCTCCCCGCCCTGGGGAGGCCTTTTTAATTAAGCAGGCCATTCCTTTTTAATCTGCTCCAAAGTTTCTAGTTCTTCTAACTCATCCTTCGCGTACTCTGCTAGGAACTCACTGATAACCTGCTTCATCGTTTTACCTTCCTTCGCAACCTTCGCCTTCGCTGCCCTGAACAACATTTCATCTAATACTACTGTGCACCGCTTTAACACTTCTGCCTCACTCCTTTCAACGTGTTACTTTTAGTATATACCACATTGTAGTATTGTGTCAATACTCTACACAAACAGGCCATAGTGCTTACACTAGAACAGAAAAAGGGTTTTTAAGGGAGAGAGCTAAAAAGTAACGCATCGGATGTAGCATTTTCAAGGGTGAATTTCTTCAGAATTGCGTTTTGGCGTTAAGTGTGAAGGTATACATACATGTTGTGCTCTGTGTGCAAAATACACGCCTGATAACAAGAAACGGCTGGGGGGAAGGGTAGCCCCAGCCGCCTTATAATGAGGGAAGCGTGCGGTTACTGTTATTATAACATGCTCTTATTACCGGTACACTGTGCTACTTTTGTGCCAGTGGGTCACTGAAAGCTTCGTAGCCCCCCATTGCTGTTAGTGTAACAAGTACTGAATTCAAAACTGTTAATGCTACTCCTTGTATCCCACTCCCCGCTGGTGCAAAAATAAAATTCAGTACCAGCGCCACTATGAATGCATAAATCCTCACCACATAATCGTCGAACTGCTTCTTCACTAGTCCCTTGGTAAACTGTACTATAAGCGCCGTTACCGCAGTAATCCCAGCGAACGTTGCCAACGCTTCCAAAGTAAAAAAATCTTCCATTACTTCTCACCTCCTACTCATTATTTTCGTTACCGCTATTTCCTGCATGTATTTCCTTCCTCTTTATACCAGCTAACGCCCAGAGCTCGCCAGTAGTGAACGCGAACCACGAAGCTATTAACGCTGTCGGTTCGCTGCCTACTTTCACAAAAACATATAGGGCTGCGACTGTAAAAAGTACGTTCAGCCCTATAACCAACGTAACTATTACTTTTGAAAACCGCATTGTACTTCACCTAAATATAAATATGTTTATGAACGTAAATACTAATCCCAATCCCGCAATTAAAACAGGTACGAGCCACATAAGCGTATTGAGTTTGGAAGCGTTGTCTTCCACCTTCTGCCGTAGGTTGTTGTAGTCTCGAATCATGGCTCTAGTAGTTTCTAAGTCCGTTCTAAGGCTGTCAATCTTACTATCGAGTGCGTCTATCTTCTCAAACAGGGCTTTGTTATCATACCAGTTATCAGCCATGTTTTAGCTCCCTATCGTTTTTTCTTGCTCGTTCTTAAATGCGATAAGCACTCGCCGTTGCCCCTGTAGTTGTTTAATAGTTTTCTGTACATCATTTAGTGTGTTCTCGAAAATTGCTATTTGCCTATCTAATTCTTCTATCATTCTGTCTATGTCCTTTTCATCAGCTAATACGGTATCTACAATCTGCCTACTTATAATGCGACCATCCTCTTTGAACACTTCACACTTTGTTATATTCTCCCTGCTGCTCATAATGTGGCCTCCCCTCTACTCTGCACAAACACTTGCAGGTGTAATGTGGCCT